CTCCTTCAACAATAGGTTCCTCAACAGTTTTCTCAAGAGGTGGAGGATCTACGAGATCTGTTCTTGGTGGCTCCGTAGGAGTTGCACATGCAAAAAGAAATGGAATCATTTTTTTGATACTGGGACTACAAGATCGTTACCACTAATAACAGTATACTTAGTTCCTGTTTTTTCACAAGCAGCAATTGCTACACGATCATTGACATGGATGACAGTCATCTCTTCTTCCTCATCATCCTGTAACATCATAGCATACCTATCAGCATCATCTTTCTCAACAAACATGAATACTACTTTTTCACCAAACTCATTCATGACTGCATAAGCACCTTCTTCTTTGCTTTTTGCTGGAGTAATAATATGCATTACATAACCTCACATGCTTCTTGATATGTGTCTTTGACCAAACCTTTTATTCTACTTTTATTTAGATTTGTGTCCATATCATCTATAAACTTATTCAATAAGGTCATAGTGTCCTCAGTCTGTTCCACAATTTCACCATCAAATATTAAATCATCTGTTCGTTCTATAATCTTTATATCATAAGGATTTGCATTAGTCAACTGCTGTAAGAACATATCATATTCTTTCTCATCACTCTTCTGTCTTACTATAACCTTCACAACCTTATCAGTATACTCACTAAACTTAGTCAACTGCCTAGGTGTATCATTGTAATTAATAACCTTGTACATCTGGAAAGGATTATTGATTGTCTTTAGTCCTAATGTTTCTGTATCATATATGTGGAATCCTCTTTTATCATTCACATCATTCCAGAACATCTCATAAGGATTTCCAAGATAATATATCTTACCATTGTTAGATCTAGTATGATAGTGTCCTGAGAATACTTGTTTGAACTTATCGTAACATTCAAAGTCTGCTCCTATATCCATTATATGTCCATGGGTAGCAACAAATCCATTCAACTCTAGGTGACCCATAGCAACCTTTGCTTTGGATTCCTTTATCATCTTATATGTTGTATCCTCATTCTCTTGGTTTATCCACGGAATGAATAATATGTCAAGACCACCGACTGTAATTTGCTCACACTCACTGACAATACGGATATTACTATACTCTCGTAATAATAAATCGATAGTATTGATGTCATTAGTGTTCTTATAGTAGGCTGTATGGTTTCCCACAAGACTGATAACAGACACACCAAGGCTTGAAAGCCTATCGAAATAAGATGCTTTCGCCCAGTCCAAAGAATATAAATCACAACCCTTACGGTTGTCAAAAGTGTCGCCAAGGTCAAGTACAGTTGTGATCCCCAACTTTTCAATCGTTGGAAAAAAGACTTCATCATAAAACTTTTGGAAATAGTCTATGAACATCTTGGATCCCTTCTTGAATCCAAAATGCTGATCTGTTATAATAGCGACTTTCATCGATAACTATTGTTCCTATACTGAACAGCATCTTTTATTTGATTATATTCTGAAGACTTATCAGAGCCTTCGTCTGCGACGAAAACTTCGTCAAACCCAGATTTTTCAATAATCTTTTGTCTGATTTCTAATTGCTTCTTCTCTTTCTGTATACGTCTAAGAAAGGCATAGTGTATAATCTGTGTAAAATAAGCAAAAGGATTTTTTGATTTCTCAGGATTGAAATTATTGATATACTGAACACAGTTTTCAATACCATCACACACCATATCATCCTTGAACATATAGTTCACGAAGTTTGGTTTGTAACTTAAGTGATTAGCAATCTTCAAGAAACACTCGCCAATGTAACGAGGTATTACAGGTTTTGGTTTACCCTTTGCTTCCGCAATTGCTATTGCATCCTTATAGTCAATAATAGCAGCAAGAAACTCCTTGTTGTTTACGTAATGTTCGGAGCGTTTTCTTGGCATATTTACCAATTAGTTCTGAAGTAATTATAACACAGCTTGACAACCTATGCAATTATAGTTAGACTCACTCTGTTAGGGGTGAAGGGATGATACTAGGTAGCTTTAGGATCAGTAGGAGGATTAGGAGTTATCTCATAAGATTTCTCGAATGCCTTTCTTGCTTTCTCTACTGAATTTACGAATCCCATATCTTTTGTCAAGTCTGGATGGGATCTAGTAAAACCTTGAGAGACGATTTGGTCGTAGGTGCTTATTACGTCGTTATCTTTTATTTCGGATATAGTTATAACACGAGCAATATCAATGACATACATTGGTTCATCACTCATTTTTATCCAAGGTTCAAACTTGTACCCAAGGGGTACATTCGCACCAGGGGTGCGAACCTCTTGACATATAACAGGTGTATCTAGAATTATTTTTTCATCATCGTTAGCAGAAACTATACACTTAGATAGAATCTCTTCACCGCTAACCAATTTGATTGCAGCAAGAAACTCGTCGTAAGGATCTCTAGAATTTGATCTGGATGATGTCATAATTAAATTTTTCCTCGTTATAGTATTTGATTCTTTCAATAAGATGATTCAAAGTATAATTTTGCTTTGAACCTTTCTTAGTGTCATCAGCTACATCATAAAGAGTTGCTAGAGACTTTCCTTTACCTTTTCTAAGGACTCTACCGATGGACTGGAGATTTCTGATTCTGGACTTGGAGGGACTGGCGAAGATGATGTTGTGCAACCTCCTAATGTTAATCCCAGTGCTAAAAGTGCCATAGGAAGCAATGATAATTGCATTGTTTTCTTGTTCAATAAGTTCACGGACTTGCTCTCGTTGTTCAGTGTCAACACCGCCATGCACAAAAAAGACCTGACGATCATTACTATTTATGAGGTCGTATAATACCTGACCATGGGTAGCAACCCTACTGTAGAGTATTAATGAGTTACCTTTCAAGTCTAGTGCTAGGTTTTTTATAAATTTATTTCTCTTTTCATTGGTTATAAGATATTGTACTTCATCTTCGTATGTCTCAAATATTTTCGGATCATGTTTCAGTAGTAATACTTTGATCTCTAGTTTAGCAAGGTATCCAGCTTCCTGTAATTCTTTAGTATTGACGATCTTATACGAGGGTCCGAACAATCCTTCAAGTACCCACTTATGAGTTTGAGTTCCGTCAAGAGTTCCTGTGAATCCGTACCTGTATTTCGCATCATCTAGTTTAGTCATTATACTTACAAGTGATTTAGACTTGAATTGATGTGCTTCATCACCAATTATCACGGAAAACTGACGAAACCATTTTCTATCTTGCTTGTAAATTGATTGCCAAGTTGATATAATAACAGGACAATCACTCATCAAATCTTTACCAGCATATATTCTATGAGCAAGTTCTTCGATATTCCAACCATACTGTATAAAATCCTTATACATCTGTTCTACAAGAGACGTAGTTGGAACAACTATTAGTATTTTTCTACCATGCTCCTGATGATATCTTGTAACAGCATAGATCATTAGAGACTTACCACTACCAGTTGGTGATACTATAAGTCTTCTATTACGTCTCAGAGCGTCATAGACACCCTCTATTTGATATGGTCTAGGTTTTATCGAAGAAATTCTTGTTAGGTAATCTTTGACCCCCTCATACGATACCAGTTCATTCTCTTCATATGGTATACCAAAATGTTTGTTATCCTTGAATTCAAATTCATACTTATGATGCTTACAAAAACCTACGACCTTATCTAATAATCCAATATAAATTTCTTGCTTAGGAATACTGAATAATCTTATCTTACCATCCCAATACTTACTACGGTACTGTGGCATAAACTTTGCCCCAGGTACATCAAAGGTGAACTGATCATTCAACTCATGACGAATATGAGGATCACATTCTATATGAAGAAAGACTTCATTCTTCTTCTGTATAACAAGATCAGCCATAACCAGCGTTGAATCGTCGCCATTCAATAGCGTTCTTTATCTGGTAGGTTCTATTAGATACTTGACGAAGAATCTCTTCAAGGTACTTTAACATAGTGTCATAGTACTCTATCTTGAGTTTAGTTTTACTAAGTTTTTCATCACTATCAAGATAAAGTCTTAGATCATCTTTATCTCTAATCTTATAAGGAAAAGGTTCTTCCTCATATACTGATGCACTTGCTTTACCAGTGTAGAACTTTCTTCTTTCTAATAAGGTACCAGAATAAATTTGCTCATCACGTTTCCGCATGAGCAATATAGTATTATATAGAGAATAATACTTAGCATGAAGTGATGGGATCTTCAATGACTCAGTATCAAGTTCATCCTGATTCATTACTGAGTCCTTTTCCCACATAGATTGAATTGCTTCAACCGTGCATGGATTAGACTTTCGTTCCATTTACGTCAATCAAATCAAAAATAGTATACTTAAAGGTGACGTTAGCCGTGAAATATCTTTGCTCAGTTTCAGTAGCATTGAATGGAATGCCCGACAATGATACTGGGAATAAATCTTTAAATTTTATTTTCAAACTTGGATTATAATCACTGTTGAGGATTATTAAAGTTCCATCAGAGTATTCATTTGAAGGATCATTCCTATCCGTTGGTTTCAGTTCTTGGAACTGTTGGAAAGACTCTGGGAAACCTAAACTGGTTATCCAATCATATATTTGAATATAGTTTTCACACTCTTCATCTACAATGAAACTCAAACTCAAATCCTCATACGATAGTTCAGTTCCAGGTTGAGGAATCTGACGTAGATAAGTTGGTTGAACTGAAGTTCCTAAAGATAGAGTAGGAATGTTGGCTTGATTACAATAGAAATCAACCTTAGGACATTTATTCAAGACAAATTTAAACCCAACAATACTCAAGAAGTTCCTGTTGGTTGGCTCCTTGATCTTGAATGGTGGTTGTGCTTGTCTGGCTCTAGTCTCTAATACCAAAACTCTTCCAATACTTCTAACGTATTATTTAGTGCTCTTTGTGCTGCCCATCTTTCTTTATCATCCCATTCAGGGTACCACAGATGTTCATCAATACCTTTCTTTATCTTAAGTATTCGTGATTCCATATCGACTTTTCTAAGTCTACCGTTCATGGGGATACACAATTCTACATTATTATGTAGGTACCAATTCCCCCAAACCCCTTGGTATGTCAGGGATCTGACACTATCTCACTGAGTATAAATACTGAATTACTTCTTCTCTTATCTGCATCAATTCATTATAACATTTCTGATTATGAGCACAGGAACGTAAATGATGATCTGGTTTTTGTACAGATTCAATAAAGATATCTAGTGCTCTAGTTCTTTTTTGATCAACAGTTTCTATGTCTGTAATAGAATTTTGATCCTTCATAATCAGTAATCATTTTCTTTCATTTCTATGTATTCACGATTCTGTCTACACACTCCATGAACATCTATTTTCTGATGTAGATGTGCGGAGGTATGAAGAGCTTCAATCAATACTAACAACCCTATAAGAATGACTGGTAACATCCATAGGGGATGTCCTATCACTTCTCCAATAGTTTCTTTTTTCACTTATGAAATTTGTAAGCACTTATTCAATGTTGTTACTTCTTGATCCTTCCATTTTTTTGCAGTCTGTTCCCATCCAGGCCCTAATTTAGATCCCGTCTCATTTTTTACCCACTTATCCATCCAATAACAAGCGTAAGCAACTGTTCTATCTAATCCACCATCCTTATGCCATAAAGTTGTTTTATCTACAAACATTTTAGGATTAACCCACTCACAGCATATGTGAGAGATACCGTCCATTTGTTTATCCATTGTAGAATATGCTCTATCATTGATCCTTTTAAGACCGTCTAAAACTCTGTCGTTATCAGTACCATATTTTTTCAATGACATAAGACCGAGGCAAAATAATGCTTGATCCCAACAATCAGCTTTCGTTAGTATAGAATCAATCGCTTTTATTTCTGGTAAAAACCAACATGTCTGTGCTAGTATAATATCTGGAGTAACTGTTGGTTGATTCCACTGATCTGGTGCTAAGAAACATCCAGCTTTATTCATTCCTGATAAAATAGAACCTCTTTTTATCTTTTGAGACCTTGGTTCATATTTCAACATACCAGATATCATACCATAAAATTTTTCTTGGTTTCTTTCTACACTATTAGGAGAATCAAATGTGTTATATGACTCACGAATACGATCAACAGTATCAAATGAGTATTCAATTACACTCACACTCTTTGGTATGTTATCAGAAAGTCCTTTCTGCCAAAATAAATTTCTAGTGTTAGAATCAATTCTAAATTTGTGACCTGCTTTATATCTTTTTCCATTATATAAATCATCTTTTGCTAGTTTAGCAACAAAGACAGTGCAATGTTCTAACTGTAGTTTTGATAAATGTTTTCTTGCTCTAGGAATACGTGCTTCTGTATCTCTTTGACAAAATACTTCATCTAATTCAAAAAACTCATCAATTGATAACCAATAATTATTGATACTTTTACTAGACTCAAAATCAACGTAGGGAACTATCTCCCCGTTCTCTCTTTTTACAATCATAACAACCTACTTTTTAGTTCTATTATACTATAAAGCAAAAAAAAGTCAACCCCTTTCGGAGTTGACTTTGAAGAAATATAAGCGTCTCGCTTACATGAGGTTAGTAACCTTAACACGTCTGTAGTATCTGTTGCTAGAAGCAGTGATACGTCCAAGACCTTGATCAGTTCCTTCAGCGAATGGGTTAGCAACCATACCGTATCTGGTTTTGAAACCAATTTTAGGTTGGAAGGTGTCCTGACCCACAGCACGAACCATCTGTAGTGGAACGTAAGGGCAATAGAACAGTCCAGCATCATATGGGTTAGAACCTTTGTAGCCCATAACGTAGTACTGATCAGCACTTAGGTTAGCAGCGAAAGGATCGATGTATACTCTGTAACGTCCGTTGAGTGTACCAGCGAATGTGTTACCTGTATCATCTACCTGTAAGTTAGAACTTAGAGCAGGTGTATAATCAAGTTGTCCAGCAGCAGTAAGTGCAGAAGCAACGTCAGCAGAACAAAGGATGATGTTACCCTTTCCACGACGAGTTCTTTGAGCGATAGCGTTTGCATCTCTCTCAAGTTGGAAGATCAAACCTTTGAACTTCTCAACCATCCAACGACCATTACTGTCAGTGTCTAAGTCGAACGCACCAGCAGTAGCAGTGTTTGTTTGAGCACCAGCCTCAGCAACCTTGTAGATTGTACGGATGATTTCTCTGTTGATCTCAGCAAGTATCTCTGTTGAGAGGATATTTGCTAGTTCAGCTTCAGCATCTAAACCGTGGATAGCTTTCAAGTCCTGAGCAAGCTCTAGTGAGTACTCAGCTTTCAACGCACGAGACTTAGCAGTAACGCTAACTTTCTCGATGCTGAATGCCATCTCACGGAAGTCATTAGCAGCAGCGTCTCCTAATGCTTCAGAATCTTGTGTCTTGAATCCTTGTCCAGTGTTGTATGCGTTAGCAGCACCACCATTAAGGATAGATGGGTTAGTACCTGACTGAGCAGTTGTACCGAAACCAACGCTAGAATCACCATCAGTAGCACCAGTGTAATCACCTTGGTTAAGTGATGCTGCACTGTTCTGTGCTGAGAATGCTGAATCTGGCTCGTTGAATAAAGCTTCAGTTCCTTGCTGATTGTCGTACTTGGATCTCATTGCAAAGATCAAACCTGTAGGTCCGTTCATTGGCTGAACACCTGCTAGGTCATAAGCGACCAAGTTAGGCATTGCACGACGGATAAGGCTGATCAACACAGGGTCGAAACCAGCAACTGGTCCACCAGCTCCTGCTCCACCACTAAAACCAGCGGCTCCACTGCCACCTGGGTCTGTGTTAACTGTAGGAGGTGCTTCTGATAAGAACGCTCTCTCCTCTCTTAAAAATCTTTCTTGGTTTTCTAGAAGTTGTGCGGTAACTGCTCTCCTATGGTTGTCCTTGATATTCTCAAGTCCTTCTGCCTCTAGGAGGGGTTGCCACTTCTTCTGGAGTTGTCCAGAGTTGAACATTTGGCTTTTCCTCTAATGTTTGAGTAATTTAAAATTAATGACTATTGGAACTTAGTAACTGCTTGAAGGTATTGTTCCATTGCTGGAGATACATCCTCAGCAATAGCATCTTCAGTAGATACTTCCTGAGACTCAACTACAGGCTTCGCTTTGAAATACGATTCCTTGAGAGTAGTGAGCTTATCTCGGTATTGTTCTTCACTTTCAAACTCAACACCTTTAGATAGTTCGGAGAGTTTATCCTTTTGAGATAACGCCAAACCTTCACTTACTTCATCTAGAATGTTGTCGGAAACAGATGCTGATAGACGCTTAGTCAATGCGACATTACTATCGATCTGTTCGTTGAGTTTTGTTTCCATCTCATCTAACTTGGAAGTCATTGCTTCCAATACATCATATTTTTCTTCAGGGATTTCTACATAATGTTCTTCAAAAAGTGACTTTAGGCCACTCATAAAGGACTCAGAGAGTTCTTCTCTGATTCCAGTTTCGACTTGTAACGCATTCTCGTTGATCCATTCGTTTGCAACGTACTCTAGATAGGAATCAACACGTTCAGTCAACTCAGTTCTAAGTCCAGCATACTCTTCAGCAAGCTTTTCTTCGTACTGAGCTTCTAGATTGCTTTTTAACTCTTCAATCTTGGACTTAACAGCAGCCTCAAAGATTGTAGCAGTTTTCTCTTTGTATTCGTCAGAGAGATCTTCACCTTCTACTAATGCTGCTACGTCATCAGCAACATCGATAGTTAGTTCTTCGACTTTCTCTTCTTCAGAAACAACGGTTTCATCGTTAGCAGGTTCTTCAGAAACAACTTCTTCAGATTCTGCCTCTACTTCCTCGTTAGCACCTTTACCATATCCTGTACTCTTCAGAGCAGAAGGACCAGGTAATTGTACTGTTCCAGCAGATCCCTTAGTTTGAACATCACCTGTCTGTGCAAACTTTGCACTAGGTGTCTTCAACTTATTAGAATCATCTGTAGGTTTGTTATTTGTAGGAGTAGGACCACCCAAATCTTCTATTGGTGCATTGTCGGGCACATAGTTTGGAGTTTTGGGTTGTGGCTCTGCGGGTTTAGCACCTTTGGTAACCTGGTTCTCCATCTCATTTAGTGTTTTTTTCGCAGCCATTGGTTAACGTTCCGTAACTTTCCTGTTTTATACTGTATTTATTTAGACAACTATAGATCTGATAGGAATTCTGCAAACAACGCAAGTTTGTGTGCTTCTAAAACTTTCTGATCTACCATCGTATTTATTGTTCTCTTTGTCTCTTCTAATCTATGCTCACGCAATACTCCACCTTCCCATACCCATTCCTTTCCTTCCATCACACCATCTACAAAAGCATCTGGTGCACTAGGGTCTGCTACTATATCAGCAGCAGTGGCAAGCATAAAGTCTTCACCGACATAACTTACACCATCACGACTTATAATAGAACCCATTCCTCTAGAAGATACACCTAACTTTACTCCTTCCCCAATAAGAGAAGAAGCTATCTTACCCATAGGGGTAGAAAGTATCTGTGCTTTACCAATAAAATTATTACCCTCTTGTGTAAGAGCTGTAATTTTATGTGATACTCTATCTAAGTTTATCTGTGGTCCATCTGGATGACCTAACTCTCCAAGGGCACGACCCTTTTCAACGAAAGATTCAGAATAACGCTTTACCTCATTTACCATAGTTTGTAGAGGATAGCAACGCTTATTACGATTGACTATCTCTGCTTGTAAAAATGGTCCTTGAATATAAAGTGTTTTCTTACCATCCTTTTCTTCGGTAAGAACTTCTACTGATTCAATTTCTTCAGAAATTAATTTCATCCTATTCCTACCTCGTGTAAGTGCATTGTGCTACCATCAGAAGTTTCAGGTGCTAACCTAAAGATAACTGACTTTGACAACGTTGCGGTTCCTGTAAAATCTGCTAGGGCAGATGTATTTGCACTAACTGTAATAGTCTGTTTGTAATCATTCCACTGTTGTGGTGTTGACTTAGCAGTAACTTCTACATGTGCTATGGTGCTATTATAAGCACCGACAGACGATCCAGATAAGGTAACATAGTCACCAACTTGAATCTTACTATCTGTGTGGTCTATAGTAATAACAGCAGATGCTGCTTTACTAATTGCTGACACTGGGGCGTTTGCAGGGTGACCATAACGATAAAGGAAGTCATTTCCTTTCTCTATATGGAACGAACCTACACCTGCCTGAGCAGCTGTATTGCAAACTGATAAGTGACCACTCTTTTTCTCTGAACTACAAGCAACATACAGGACACCTGTTTTTACTATCTGTGCGTCAGAAACTACAGAAGTTGCATTAGCAGATGTTAACTCACCATGATCGGCTACCAGTTTTAATGGTTGTGATGCTGTCATTCTTCTTCCTGTTGTTCTTGTTCTGGTTCAACGGCAGCGGCTACTGGTTCTTCGACTTCACCTTCTACAGGTTCTTCAGCGTCTCCGAATATTCCTTTTGCAACACTAGGAGTTAACTGATCAACTTTTTCAGATGATTTTTGATACAATACAGTTTTGATTGCATCATGTACTTCGGAAGGTGAAGCATTTGATGCCATCATGCCAAGTAATTCATTTGTATCCATTATGAATGTTTAGTAAAACGCTAAGTATATTTATATCTTCGCTTTCTTGATGTCTAATTGAGGAGCCTTTGCTATACCTGCATCTTTCTTACCATTTAGGTCTGGTTCTTTAGGATTAGCACCCATGTCCCCACCAGCATCTGCAAATTGTCCCTGCATGATCGCATTCTGCGTTTCAAGTGGAACACCTACACCCGCTTCATTTTCTTCTTCCATCTCTTGTGACATCTCTTCTATCTCTTCGTCAGTCTGACGTAATACCTTACGTTTAACATAATCTCTTGAGTAGTATGTACCGATATATGGTTCAATAGCAGTCATGATGTTTAGACGTTCAGTCATCAACTCATGATCTTTTAGTTCTGCAAAGTGATTGTCATAAACATAATCAAATTGTATATGTTCTGCTATCTTATTCCAGTCTTCTGGTGTTACAATATTCTTCAATACTAATTGAGTCTTCAATAGATCTAGGAATAATGCACTAAATCTTTTTCTCAAACGACCAACAAACTTACTAAACATAAGTTCGTCACGTAA